GGTCTATTGATAGATTGCTGTAAGGTGCTCTCTTGAGTGGGTACTGCCCACAAAGCAGGAGCTTTCTTAACGCTCGCCTTAACCTCTGTTCCTTCAGAGGCTGAGACTACGGAAAACACATTAGTCGCGTTTGTCATTTGTGTTATTGATTGTTGTTCTGTATTTGCGCCCGAGTATTCTCGTTCACGCTCGACACAGGCGTGGAGCGGCGAGGTTCCCGCTTTAAATGAAACAAAACAGCTTTATCGCCTTCAGCGGTTAAAGTGGATATGATCTTATTCTGTTCCACCCTTTTGTTTTTCTAAACTCCGGAGCACGGAGTACCGTTAGGCGACATAGTTTAAAGACATTACGGTCATACGAAGAAGACTTCGTCGGGCAAGTCACAATCGTACAAGTTACTGGTCAATACTTTATTGATATAGTAACCGTACGGCTGCGGACTGAACCCGTAGGCATTGTTATCGACAACACCGCAAACGAACGAAAAGTACTCTTCCCCATGAAGAGCAGCTTCTCTAACTGCAGAATCAATCTTCTGATTCATCTGCAGTTCTCGAGTTATCTCTCTTGAAGGCAACAAGAAGCACAAATTCCTCAAAATGGAATCTTTATCAAGCTTGCCAACCACGCGTCCTTCAATTTCTTGAGGGCTGCGCTTAAGAAAAACTAACTCGCTCCAATCATCAAAATCGCACACGCGATCATCCTTGGTGATAGGAGTCATCTTGTAACCCCAGTCCCTAAAGACTGCAGCTACATAAGGCCCGGTGAACTCATTAATATCGGTACTAGCGACAGAGTCGTCACCTCCAGCTTTCAGCTCCACTTCGTCTCTGAAGCGCCCTTGATACTTTCTGTAAAAAGCACAACGGTACAACAGACACAAAACGATGCAGTTGAAGATAAAGGTTTGCAATCTCCCAGAATCCATGCCCGCAACAAAGAGGAAAATATCGTTATCCACAATACCTACTGTTAAGACAGTTGATAATACAATGTGGTAAACAATTGTTTGCGCCTTTGCGTCGTAACTCATGTCTTTAGCAATGCTTTTAAAAAACAAAGCCACAAACTCGGCTAAAACAGTGCGGTGTGAGGTATCCATATGAGAAATGTCAGCCATGATCAAATTCTTGTGCTTTTGCAACTTGTCTAACATGTCACCAAAAGCAGTTGAAGCTGGATTAAAGCCACCCATACATCCAAATACATCAGGATTGCTGTAAATGAAGGAAATCAACGGATTCAAGTATGCTCTTGCGACAATCAAAGGAGCTACATTTGAAACCATGAAATACCTAAACTTGCAAACATCGTTCTTGGCTTCGGTAACTGGTTCATCTTTCAAAGTCCATTTGGAATACAAAGCCAAAGGCCCCTCGAAATACGCATTGACCAACAATCTGCAAGATTCGAACAAATCTCGATCTACAAATTCTCTATCAACAATGTTTTTCTTGGCACCATAAAAAGGCTTGGCAGCTC